ATTTATTTTTATAACTAAAAAGAAGAAGGAAAGTAGGAAATAAGATATATTAGTATTGATTATCAATTTGTTAATGTTCCAAAAACAAAGTAGGAACACAAAAAATAAAAAAGGAAAGTAGGAAACGTAAACTTTTAACAAAGGTGTTTTTTTCCTACTTCCTAGTTTTAAAATGGCGGCTCCTCAGTTTCAGATAATTGATTTGGGAATGAATTATTTTGATCAGGCCACGAAATAAACCTGTAAAATCGGCCAGTTTCGTTGCCTCTTTTGTAGCTTAGATCCACTTCAACATCCCTGACTTGAGACCATTTTTTAATCCATTTTGTTAAAGTTGTTTGGGTTATTTTGTTGTTATTACATACTTTATGAATCAGCTCTAGAACATCCTGTTTCGACTTTGTAATGTAGTAATCAGCATTGTTTACGTTCTTTTTAAACATAGACATATTTACAGCATTAACAATTAAACTACCGTTCTTTTCAGACCTTTCATTTTTAAGTACTTGAGGAGCAAACAAAAAGAAATTGCTTTGCAGCTGATCATCCATCCATTCTACAAATCCCCTATCAGTATCGTTTATTAAATTCCTATCTATTGAGTTTGAAGTCCTTACAGTTATTTTGCCGCGATCATTTAGGCTTAAATACTTTTGAGCGCATGAGATCATAAAGTTGTCAAATTTTGACCATTCAACAGCATCCCAGTCAATAAAGAAAGCCCTACCAAATTCATCCACAGGCTTGTAATTAGATGTAAAATGTTTCACTACCGGAAATTCAAACTTCAGATCGTAGGTAGAATCATCCATTTCACCAACGGCGTAGTTAGATGTTATGATTATCTTTGGGGATGTCTCATAAGGAATGATAACCTTTGCTTTGTTCTTTGCGTTTATTTCGATTCCTTCGGTTATCTGACTAAATAGTTTTGTAAACCTGAATGACTTTTCCACATCATCAATAAATATTAGATTTGTATCCATTTGAACGGACTGCCATAGAAACGAATCACTAAAATTCATAGTCTTTCCGTTTATGTAACTTGTCTTTCTAAATTCTTTAATGAATTTAATCATTACACCTTTACCAGACCGCCCCTGACTTTCGCCCTCTGATTCAGCAGATACATCCTCCATTATTACCGTTGCTTTACTTATTAACGGATCTTTATATCGGCTCAAATTGTAACCTATAATCTGCTCAAGTTGGGTAACATCATCACCTCCCAAAATCCCGATAAACTTTTCAGCATCGCAGCCGGTGTAATTAATCGGTTCAAAGCGCCTGTTTATAATGTTTTCTTCCCAAACCAAACCTTTTATCTCATTATACAAAACAGGCTCACAATTCTCATTTGTGACCTTTACAGCGCAGTTAATAAAGAAAAACCAAGTCTCATTTTTACTATCCCTTACAAACTCCCTATTTAATGTACCTATCAAACCCTGCATAAGTCCTCCACTTTCTTTAAATATCACAGGCACTTTCTCAATCATATCGTCTAATATATCCGGCTCCACTTCATTTAAAAAAGCTTTAATTAAATCAGATGTTTCAGATATTCTTACTTTGTTGTTAATGACCTGGACTAATTGATTATCGTAATAATAATATCCAATAGACTCAAGCCATGCTGCTAGTTCGGTATATTTAATTTTTAATCGGTGTTTTTCCTTTTTCCAAAACTGCCCTTCATCTGTTATGTTTATACCGATGCCTTGAGTCGCTAACTGCTTTTGTGCATTGTGGATATTGCCATCATGATAAAAGTGAGCGTAAATACCAAACGGTGTATATCCTTTCCCGGCTTCGAGATCGCTTCCTGTAGAAAATAGGTAAAGGATGTTTGACTCTTTAAAAATACTTCCTGAATGGTTTGATGTTGCTAAAGGGCGGCGAACTACCACACGATCATTAAGCTCCATTACTACTTTCCAATTCCTAACTGTTAATTCATCCTGTATATAGCGCCAATCGTTTTGAGCGTTAAATACTTTCCAAGGACTATCTTCACGAACATAATCTTTTTTCTTCACCTCGTAAACAGGTGACTGATCAAAAGACTTTACAACCGACATTAGCCATCCACGTTCCTCAATATCAAGTTTAGGGAGTTCGCATGGGTTTCCTTTTATGTAATAGTAGCCTGCTGACGGAGCCGTTTTTATGTATTGCTTATTCGTTTCGTCAATGCGCTCGACAACTGTAACCGGATGTGGGCTACCTTCTACCCTTGCAAGTACCGGATCTCCTCCAACTTTTTCAGCATAATACTCAATATGTGCGCCACCTGTAGGTGTGCTGCATATTACAAGTTTATCGTAAAGCTCCGGCCACCCCATCTCAATAGTGTTTAAAATCTTCTTTGTTATTCCTTTGCAGTTTTTTTCGTCAATGTCAATCACCTCCATGCCACGCTGGAGCATTATTCCGATGTCGCAATCACGATCAAAAAAGTAAGATACATTATGCAAATTGATCGGGTTCTTTACAACATCGTTAATACGCTTTATGTTTATTGTTGGCCGCTTTTCACCTTTCATTAAAGGGATAACATGATGACCGCATTCAATCAATTCTTTTGCAGCAACAAAGCAGGCTTTGTCAATAATTTCCCCTTGTTCGAGGTATTCGTAAATGTTCATAAATTAATATTGTTTAAAAAGTTCTTTAAATTCTTTTTCTATCATTTCTACGGTTTCTTCACAAATAATTTCAGATCCATTAGATAAAAGAATTTTTGCACGGTTATCCCAATATTGGCAACCCATTTGTAAACTTTCTTTTTCAACCCAATGATCAGATATTGTAACAATATGATCAATATTGATATGTATAATTTCATAATCCGTGTCTATTAATTTAGCAACTGAAATAAATTTCATGATGAGTATTTTTTAATGATTGGAGAAACCTCCTTAATAAATTTGCTATGGTACTTTTCTTTTAAATAGAATTGTACTACTTTTTTCTTTTCGCCTTCCGGCTTTGGCTTTGCGCCACGTTTCTTTTTTTGTTCCATAAATATTTATTTTTGACAAAAGTAAAAATATTTTTTGTTTATTCAAAATTTATATTATATTTGCATAACAATTAAACTTTAAGCTTATGTATCAAATCAATGACAAACAATTAACCTTCCTCGATTCGAGGTTCTACAAAACAGATGATGGCAGCTTTGTTCCCTCCGTAACAACTATCTTAGAATGTTATCCTAAGGGCGCGGCTTATTACAACTGGCTAAAAGAAGCCGGCAAAGATGCGGATGAGATTAGAGACGAAGCTGGCCGCAGGGGTTCTGTAGTTCATAAACTAACAGAAGATTACGATACCGGGGCAGAAATACAACTTATAAACAAAAACGGATCTATTGATTACAAGCTAAATGAGTGGGCCATGTTCGAGCGTTATGTCGAGTTTCGGAGACGGTTTCAATTTGTAACCGACTGCATTGAATTAAATATTATCAGTCAGGACTTAGGCTATGCTGGCACGATTGACCGCGTTATTAATATGAATGGCGAACGGATACTATTAGACATTAAAACATCAAACGCAATTTACCATTCATATTGGTTACAGCTTGCCGCGTACCGCGCTTTGTTATATAGTGAAGGTATTGAGGTTGACAAAGTAGCTATTTTATGGCTCAATGCTAAAACGCGCACAGAAGGGAAGAAAGGTGACATCCAGGGCATCGGCTGGCAGATGATCACAAAAGAAGATACAATGCAGGATATTCAATTATTTAAAGCAACTCACGCGCTATGGCTTGCCGAAAACCAAACAAGTAAACCAAAACAAATAACATATCAAATCAGCCATAAGTTATGAGAATTTCAATATATGAAAAGGTGCAAGTAATTACAAATTTTATATGGGTAAATATACGTGCCACATGCTACATGATAGGCGATTTTATAGTAGTAAAAAATATTGAGTGGGATCATTTCCTTTACACACATTTAGAAAATGAAGTAATAAGGGATCTAATTGAATCAAAACACATTGATAACAGATTTGAAATTGAATATAAAGAATTAAACTTTTAACCGCACCGGGGAACGGTTACCCGGCTAATTATGGGCTTAAGCAACAACATAGGTAGCATAACCTACCTAAATTTAAAAGAGGGCAAATTTGCCCGAAAAACAGCAAACGGAGACATTGAACTTTTTGACGCTGTAGATGGTTTAATTACATCAGTTGAATTTCAGGATGATGAGTATCAGGGAACAAAGTTCCGCAAACTCAAGTTAGTACTTGAGGACGAAGGGCAAAAGTATCTTGTTCAAGTACGTACTGATTCAGGTTATTATCGCGGCCTGACAAACAGCATTGCAAACGCTGATATTTCGCAGCCTGTAAAACTGATCTCATCGAGCAAACTAGGTGAAAACGGCAAACCTCAGACAACAATCTTTGTCAATCAAAACGGCAAAGCGATGAAATGGAAATGGTCAAAGGACAACCCGGGCGATCTTCCCGAACTTGAGAAAGTAAAAGTAAAAGGGCAGTTTGTTTACGACAATTCAAAGCAGCTCGAATACTTTGAGAAGTTCTGGAAAACATTATTCACATCCAAACCAACGAAAGAAGATTCTCCGTTCTAAAAACATTCACCCCCTGCTATTAACAATTATTTGGAAGATAGTGAAAAATGAGTGGGGGGTGATTTTTTTTATTTTATGAAGCCACGTGATTACCAAATAGACATCAGCAACCGCGCCGCCGACATCATCCGAAAACATGGCTTAGTGTACTTAGCGATGCAAGTAAGAACAGGCAAAACCGCCACATCCTTATTAACAGCGGAGAATCTGTCGCAAAAGTTGGTTCTTTTTGTGACAAAGAAAAAAGTAATAGACGGCATCATTGCAGATCACAAAGCATTGGGATTGAGTTTTGCTTTGACGGTTACCAACTACGAACAATTACATAATGTAACCGTTTCACCTGATCTGATTATTTTGGACGAAGCGCATTGTTTAGGCCAATACCCGAAGCCTGCCAACAAAGTGAAGATTCTTAAAAAGCTTTGTGTCGGTAAACCGATCATCTATTTAAGCGGCACACCCACACCTGAAAGTTATAGCCAGTTATTTCATCAGTTGCATGTTAGCAGTTTTTCACCGTTCAAATATTATATTAACTTCTATAAATGGGCGGCGGACTTTGTGGATATTCGGCTCAAGTATTTCAAAGGATTAAAAGTAAACGATTATTCAAACGCAAATCAAACTAAAATCAAAACCATGACAGATCATTTAATTATTCCTTTTACCCAAGAACAGGCAGGCTTTAAACAGGATGTTATAGAGGAAATAGTAAAAATAAATATGCAGCCATCAACTTATTACCTTGCTGACAAACTTAAAAAAGACAGGATTTTTTACGGTAACAATGGCAACGTAGTTTTGGCAGATACCGGGGCGGCTCTTATGTCTAAGCTGCATCAAGTGTATTCCGGTACGGTTATTGACAAAAAAGAACAAAGCCTAGTGTTTGACCGCACAAAAGCATATTGGATAAAGGAGAATTACAAAGGCAAAAAGATCGCTATTTTCTACAAATACAGGGCAGAAGAGCACATGCTTTACCTCACATTCGGTTATGATAAATTTACAACCGACCCTTATGAGTTCGCGGAAAGTAATGATAAATGGTTTCTTTCACAGATCAGCAGCGGACGTGAAGGTATTAACCTTTCAACCGCGGAGGCTCTTATAATGCTTAATATCGACTTCAGCGCGGTTTCTTATTGGCAGGCTCGCGCTAGGATGCAAAGCAAAGACCGGGAGGAGGCATGCAGGGTTATTTGGCTATTCTCAGAAGGCGGCATTGAGGAGAGAGTTTATAAAATGGTGAAGCAGAAGAAAGACTATACTTTGAGCTATTTTAAACAGGACTTTGAGATAGGGTGACTTCAAAATGTAGCCGACTGAAAAAATATTTTGTTTTATATTTAAAAAGTTATTAACTTTGTGGAAACAAACTAAAAACCTAAACCATGCACAAATCGTCATTCGACTTAACCAACAGACAGGCGGCCTACCTTCTCGCTGCTATTATCATCATCGGACTTTTTGCAGATAGTTTTTAATATGAGACATGGATCATTATTCTCAGGAATAGGAGGTTTTGACCTCGCTGCTGAATGGATGGGATGGGAAAACGTTTTCCATTGCGAATGGAATCCTTTCGGACAAAAAGTATTAAAACATTATTGGCCTAATTCAATCAGTTACAATGACATCACAAAAACAGACTTCACTATTCACAGAGGAGCAGTTGACATCCTCACAGGAGGCTTCCCCTGCCAGCCGTATTCATCAGCAGGAAAACGACTCGGAAAAGAAGATGAGCGCCACTTGTGGCCAGAAATGCTTAGAGCAATTCGAGAAATTCAACCACGTTGGATTGTGGGCGAAAACGTTCTCGGCCTTGTTAATTGGAATGGAGGGATGGTATTCGAAGAAGTGCAAGCTGATCTGGAAGCTGAAGGGTACGAAGTCCAACCGTATGTACTTCCAGCTGTTTCCGTCAATGCGCCACACAGAAGAGACAGAGTGTGGTTTGTTGCCCACGCCATTAGCTCAAGCAAGAGAGCAAACAAATTTCGATGCATACGATCAAAGAATGGAGAGATTGAAGGAGAAAGGACACAAACCATTCACAATGCCTTTAGACCAGATGGCATTGAGAGGATTACTACCAACACCAAAAGCGAGGGATTGGAAAGGCAAGGAAGGAATAGAATTGGATTTACCTTCAACAATACATTTAAAAGGATTTGGAACTGGAACTCCTTCCCAACTGTCTCCCCAATTTGTTCTCGAAATGATGGGATTTCCAACAGACTGGACTCTATTACCTTTTCTAAATGGCGAAACGAATCAATCAAAGCAGGAGGAAACGCAATAGTGCCACAGGTAGTTTATCAGATATTTAAAGCAATAGA